TGCAAATCCAGAAACAATGAAAAAACGAATTGAAGATGATATTGCTACTGAAAAATTTATTGAAACTACAAAACAACGATTTCTTGATGAAGGCAGGGATTTCGATGCTGAATTTAAAGCATGGAAAGCACAAAAAGCCTAACGAACTTGCATCACCTGTGCCGCGTCTTTTGCGGCATCAGGTGGATGCGTAGTTAGACCGCGTTGAGGTTAAACGATTACAAGGAAATAGATGGAACCGTATTACAAGGATGATTGGGTAACGATTTATCATGGGGATTGTCAAAATATTCTACCTTATTTTGAATCAATAGATTTAATCGTTACTGATCCTCCGTATGGGGTTAAAAAAGCTGATTGGGATGATGATTTTCCTACATTTTGGATAAAAGACGCTCTTAGAATTTCAAATAGAATGTTGGTTATGCCAGGCAATTCATCATTGATAAAGGCTGGGAAAGCCTTTGAAAACCAATATAGGGATTTAATTATTTTGCGCTCTAAGAATGGGATGACACGGAGTAAAATAGCTTTTGGAAATTTTATACCTGTTTTAGCCATTGGAAATTGGGAATGGAAAGCAAGGCCAAATTTGATTGAGTTTAATGTAAATTCCAGGATTAATTATAAACATCCTTCAGTAAAACCCTATGAAGCTATACGAAAGTTGTTGCACTATTATCTTGACGATGCCAAAATAATTCTTGATCCTTTTTTTGGTTCTGGGACTATGGGAGAAGTTGCTAAAAATTTAGGTATTAAATGTATCGGTATTGAGATTAAAGAGGAACATTGTGAGATTGCCGCAAAGCGTCTTTCCCAGGAAGTGCTTAATTTTGCGGGATAGGCTTAGCGGTCTAACTATAATTATACCGACCTTGTAAGCTATGAAGTCTCAGAAAAAATATATCAATATGCGGCGGGAGCGGGAACGGCGCAGAATGGAAGCTGCTGCGCCGGAATATCCCCGCGAATTACCGGAACTCCGGCGTAAGATTGTTATTACAGATTATGATTTCGGGGAACAAACTCACGTGATGGAATTGTATCGCTCGGATCGTATTGATTGCTATAAGGTTTTAGTGGATGGCCGGGTCTGGAAAAGACGGATCGGTTTTTCTCGCATTTTAGCCGGTATTAGGAAGGCTCTCCCTCGAATCAATTCTCTCTGATTTCAATGTAAAGCCCTCTTTTTTTATTTCCGTAACGCTTTCCACGTTTTTTTTGCGGGTTTGAAGAGCAATATTTCCCCATCAAAAAACATGAAAGGGGAAGTGCCGCATGGGAAAGCCTATTAAACCGTTCAAAAATCCGGCAGAGGCGAATGAGGCGCTACTGAAAATCGGGACGCTGAAACGGGAATTGCTGAAGTTGGAAAATAAAGCTGAAGAGCAGATTCTCAAGATCAAATCGAAATGGATGGAACAGGGCGCAGGAATGGATGAAGAGGTAAAAGCATTGGAAGCCGCGGTGCTGGAATTCGCGGAGCGGGAAAAGGAATCGCTATTTGCCGAAACTAAAACCTACAAACTTGCCTATGGGGATTTAAAGCTGCGGGTTTCGGAACTTTTGGAAGTTTGCGATGAAACCCTGGGGCTGTGCAAGCAGTATGGTTTCGGAAATGCCGTGAAGGTGAAAGAGGAAGTGAACAAGCAAGTGTTGAAAACCTTCACCCCGGACGACCTGGCCCGGGTAAAGGCGGAACGGGTCACGAAAGAGAATTTCAGTTATGATTTGAATGAAGCCGCAATTTTAGCGCGGCGGCACGCATAGATTTCAACGGCCCAAACTCCTCATCGATTCCCTGCCGATCCGGCCCGCCTGAAGCAATTCGGGCGGGCCGTCTTATTTCGTAACCTTTTCCACGTTTATTTTTTCAATTCCCGCTAATAAATTGCAATCCAATTTCACAGGTGTCAATCAATGGGCGCGAAGGTGCATTATGGATTTATGGGAAAAATTTTTATCGTTTTTGAGCGACAAGAAAAAAGAGAAAAAGCAAGCGAAAAAAAGGAGCCTGGGCAGCGGCAACGTGGAGGCGCTGGAAATGCTCTTTTCGGAAATCACCTCGGATTTGATGCGAATCTGCAATAATAAGCGGCAGTACCACCCCGGGAACTTGTTTAATCGGATGGTGCGGCTGCTGCGCGACATCGAGCTGCACTATGAGCACCTGGAGAACAGCCGGCAGACGGTGGATAATCTCCCGGATCCGGCCAATTTTTTGAAAAACGACGTGGAAGTATCGGCATGAAGAAAACGCAGCTATTGCCCCAGGCGGAGCAGATGTTTATTCGCCAGGGGAAAGGGATCAATGAGATTGCCGGGATATTGGGCATCGCGGCCTCTACGGTAAGCCGCTGGGCAAAGAAGAGGGATTGGGAAGAGCGCAGGGTGGAGGTGCAAAACTCCACCCTGTATATTTCCGAAAAGCTGCTGAAGCTATTGGCCACGGACGTGATGGGGTTAAATACCTTAGATAATTCATCCATTGACCGAATCACCAAAGCGGTGAAATCCATTAAAAGCCTAAATACTCAGGTGGATATTCTGGGGAATACCATCACGGTAATGGAGCAGTTGGGAAATTTCCTCTCCGTGAAACATGCCAAATTGTTCGGAGCTTTCCAGGAAGTGCTGCCGGAATTCCTGGTGTATATGAGAGAGAAATATAAAGAGTGACACTCCCCTGGCCCCTCTTTTTGGGGGGGATGGTTAAAAAATATGGCCAATAAAAAGATCACAGTGCGGGAATATGACCGGAGGGCGGAGGAGCTGATCCGGCGCATCCGGGCGGAGGCAAAGCCTTTCGAGGATGATTCCCATGAGGGCAAAGAAGCGCGGCGCAAACGCGCCCGCAAGGATTTTTTGTGGTTTTGCCAAACTTATCTGCCCCATCATTTTGATGAGGATTTCAGCAAGCACGACCGTAAGTTGGCGGCCAACATCCATCACTGGAACCGGATTATCGAAGTAATGGCGTTTCGGGGCTGGGGGAAATCAACTAAGATTGTTACCGGATACGGGCTTTACGCTACTCTTTTCGAGCTGCAACGCTACCTGCCTTGCATCTCCGATACGGATGATCAGGCAATGGATTTAGCGATGCCGGTAAAAGTGGAATTGGAAGAGAATCCGCGCATCCAGCAGGATTTCGGAAAATTGATAAGCCATAATTGGGCGGAAGATGAATTCGAGACTACCACGGGCATCCGCTGGAAATGTTTTAGCTGGGTGAGTATGAAATTGGGGCGCAAATATAAACAGCACCGGCCCGGCATCGCTTTTGTAGATGATCTGGAAAATGATAAAAACGTGAAAAATCCGGAGCAGGTGAAGCAGCGGCTGGATTTCGTGCTAAATACCCTGGTGCCGGGCATGGCCAAGCGCTGGCAAATCTGGTATATCACCACGCGGTTAGGACGTTATTGCGTGGCCGGGGAATTGGAGAAAAACCCGGAGGTAATCAAGTTCATTTTAGCGGCTGAGGATGAAAAGGGGCGGCCCACGGAGCCGGAGCGGTTTCCGGTGCAACGGCTCCAGGAGATCCGCAAGCTGATCGGCACCGTGGCCTACGCGAAAAATTACCTGCTGAAAATCCTTTCCGATGAAACCCGGGCCTTCCAGGATCAATGGTTTAAAATGATTCCCAGGGCAGAAGAGAAATACCGGCGCATTATCAGCTTTATCGATCCATCGGTAGGAGCGGGGCAGGGGAATGATTTCAAGGCGATTATCAGCGTGGGCTGGACAGGAGAATTTTACGACGTGCTGCACGCCTGGATACGAAAGAGCAGCATCGATCACATGATCCGGGCGACCTACACCCGTTATGAGGAGCTGCGCCCGCTGCAAATCGGATTGGAGACCAATAATTTCCAGGTGCTGTTGAAGCGGGAATACCAGCGGGCGGCGCGGGAGTTCGGCTATCAATTGCCGATCAAGCCGGTGGTGCAGAAAGAAAATAAGATAATCCGCATCGAACGGCTTTCGCCATTGGTAGAAAATGGGCTGATTCGCTTCGTGGAAGGGGCGGGCGACATAAATCTGCTGATCGATCAATTGTTGGATTTCCCGGATGGGAATAATGACGATGGGCCGGATGCGCTGGAAGGAGCAATCCGGTTGTTAGAAAAGGCAGGCGGCAGCGGAGAGACAAGGGTTGAAGTTTTTTAAGGAGCGATTATGGGCAAAATCATTTTTCTAATTTCCACATTGATTTTTTTGGCACTTAGCTGTGCGCCGGAAGGCGGCACGCAAAAATGCGCCTGCTGCGATGCGCCGGCAGATCCCGGGAGCAGCTATTGCATCAATCATAAATATGGATGCCGTTAACATGAGCGAAAAAATTTATACTGAAGTTTGGACACTTTCCGAAGATGACGTGGTTGAGGTGCAAAAGGAGAGCAAGCAGATCCCGGAGGAGTTTCGCGGCCTGGAAGTGGTGGAGCCGCGTTACTCCTTTGCGGATATGCTCTATTTTATGGACGTGAGCGTATGGCATAAACGCTGCGTGCTGAAAAAAGCGGCGCTGGTGGCCGGCCTGGGCTGGACGCTGACCACGGAGGATGACGATAAGAATCCGGATGAAGCATATAACCGGATCATGGCGCTGCTCTCCCGGCCAAACAGCAATTATCACGAAACCTTCAGCAATATCGTTGTGAAATTCATGCAGGATTATTTCTCCCTGGGGAATAGCTGGATAGAAGTGGCGCGAACCCCTGCGGGCGAGATTGCGGAAATTTACCACGTGCCGGGGCGCACGGTGCGGCGGAAAAACAAATTTGACGGCTGGTGGCAGGTGCGCACGTTCAGCAAGGTGGAGTTTGCGGAGTTCGAGGAGCAGATCGATCCGGGTAAGAATCAATTGATCTATCATTTTTCCTACGATCCGCAGGATGATTATTACGGGATTCCGGAATGGCTGCCGGCCATGGCCAGCATGGCCCTGGATCGCGGGGCGGTGGAATATAATACTTACCAATTCCAAAACGGGATGATGGCCAGCTTCGCGGTGCTGATCCAGGGCGGGGAAATGAGCAAGACCGCCCGGGCGCATCTCAAGAAGTTTTTGAAGGATAATTTCACGCAGATCAAAAACGCCGGGCGGGTGCTGGTGATCTCCAATGAAGATCCCAACGTGAAGATCGAGATCAAGCCGCTGGATTTGGAAGGAGCGGCAAAAGACATGAGCTTTGTAAACCTGCGGGCATTCAGCCGGGATGAAATCATTGCGGCGCACGACGTGCCGCCGCGGATGGTAGGGATTATGGCCGCGGGGCAATTGGGCGGCAGCGGGGAAATTAGCGGGCAGCTCAAAACCTTCAAGGAAACGGTGATCAATCCGGAGCAAAACCGGCTGGAAGATCTGCTGACCAATACGATTTTGAAAACTTTCGGAGAACACAAGTGGCGGATCAAGTTCGGGGAGATGGACATCACCGATCCGTTAGCGGATGCGGAATACTATCAAATGCTGCTGAATACCCCGGAGCCGGTCTATGACGTGGATGAAGTACGGCAGGAGATCGGGCTGCCGCCGCGCACCCTGCGCCCGGCTGCGGAGCAATTGGAAAAGCATATTGCCGGGGCGCTGCGGGGAATCCGCAAGGCGCTTGAGAACATGGAAGAGGAAAGTGAAAAGTGAAATGGACAAAAGACAAATCAATATTTTGCTGCTGCTGGTGATGCTGATTTTCGGGGGGGCATTTTTATATCGCTGCGCGATGATGCAGCGGCAATACTACGTGGTGGAATATCCGCTGCGGGAGCCGGATGAACGGCTGCGTTTTATCAGCGATCCGCTATGGGCGGATTCGCTGGTATTAGAATTGATCCCGGAATATTATGATCACATCAGCACGGCGTTGACCGATAGCAGCGTACGGGTATTAGTGGTTCCAATGCTGCCTTGAGAAAGGTAAAAGGTAGAAGTAAAAGGGAAAAAAATGCCGATACGATATGAACCGATTTTATTTTTATAAATCCATGATAGAAATGCGCAAGATTTGGGCAATTTTGCGCAAGGATAAATACGACCGCCTGGCCGCGGAGCTACAGGACGTGCTGCTGTTGGGCTGGAACCAGGCCACGAAAGACGCAATCAATGAGGTAATCCGGGCGATCAAAGGGCGGGAGAAGTTCAGCCGGGAGGCGCTGAACCGGATGATCCGGGAGTTGTCGATCCGCCTGGGGCTGCGTTTTGCCAACCGGATCGCCGCGCCGCTATTGGAGATCGAGACGGCGACCTATGAAGTGGGCATGAAAGATATTATCAAGATCAAACCCACGTTTCATCTGATCGACCAGCGGGCATTAAAAATGCTGCAACGGCATAATATTTTCTGGGTGCGGGAATTTTTCGACCGGCAATTGGGAGAGCAGGTGGAGGAATTGGGGCGGCAGGTAATAGAGCAGGGATTGACCCGGGAGCAAGCCGGGCAGCTCTATATTGACGCATTCGAGGGGAGATTCCAGAGTTATTCCTGGCGCTATTGGCAGGGATATAGTAACCACGTGGTGACGCGCAGCCGGGAGATGGGGCGGATAGAAGGCTACGTGCGGGCAGGGGTGGAATTTTACGAGGTGCGGGCGGTGCTGGATCATCGCACCACGGATATTTGCCGGGAGATGCACGGGCGGATCATCCCGGTAAAAAACGGGGTTGTGCTGCGAGATAAACTGATAGCAGCGGAAAGCCCGGAGGAAGTGAAGGAGATTGCGCCGTGGATGAAGCCGGAGCAGGTGCGGGGGAAGAAGAGCAGCCGGCTGAATATCGGGCTGGCGCTGCCGCCTTATCACTTCAATTGCCGCAGCCGCACGGTGATATGGCATCCGCCGGCGGAGGTGTACCGGGTGGATGAATTGGAATACGGAAAAGATTTAAGCCGGGACGAAAAGAAAACCCTGGCCGGATTGACCGAAGAGGAATATAGCAATTGGCTGGCAACCATCCAGGGGCGGCAGAAATTGAATTTTGCGCCGGAAAGCCTGGAAGCGGCGTATGAGCGCGACGCCGCAAAGCTAAAAGTGAAAAGCAAAGATGAGTATCTGCAATTGGCGCGGCGGCTGGTAAAAAAGCCGAAACAGATTTTCGCGCAAATCGCCGGGGGCGAAAAACAGTTCGTTTTTTGGGGCGAGGGCGGATACGCGGTGGTCAATGAAAGCGCCCAATTGACCGGGGTACACCCCTATTCCGGGGGAAGTTCCGGAATGGCGGCCAAACGGTTGTGGCTGAAACGCAAACTTTGAAATATCCGGGAGTGAGAAGTTATTGGCTTAAAAAGTGTTGTAAAGGTGTTGTAAGCAGGCAGGATCGAGAGGCTTTCCCCAAGACGAACAATATAGCGGTTTTCGAGATCGGCGATTAGAGCGGCTCTAATCGCTTTTTTTGTTCCGGGGCTAATCGGCGGTTTTTCGTAACAAAAACCACGTTTAAATAAGGATGAAAAAGGATTATTATTGCGGCGAATAAACAAGGATAGTGTATGCAAGCCAAAAGACGATTAAAAAATGTTACGGTGCTCTTTATCAGCCTTGTGGATAAAGGGGCGAATAAGCGTACGATTATCTGGAAGTCGCAAAACTCCGCGGAGCCGGTTTTTACCCGGGAGATCAGCATCGCCAAAATAGACGATGAGAAGCAGATGGTCTATGGCATCGTCTATGCGCCGGAAGACGTGGATTCCCAGGGGGACGTGATGACCGGCGCGGAAGTGGAAAAAGCGGCTTACGGATTTATGAAGGCGCGGCGGATCGACCAGATCGACCGGCAGCACGATCAGCAGCCGGATGAAGGTTTTGTGGCGGAGAGCTGGCTGGTGCGCGGGGGCGATCCGCTCTTCCCGTTAGAAAAGGGAGGGGCCTGGGCGGTGGGAATCAAAGTGGAAAATCCGGAAACCTGGAAGTTGATCAAGGCCGGGGAGATCGGGGGATTGAGCATGGGGGGATTTGCGCAGGTGGAGGAGATTGGGAAAGGAGAGGAGCAGGAGCAGGGGCAGGGGCAAACAATCAAGAGAGAAGGGATTATGGAAAGTTTGAAAGAAATTTTCATCCGGTTTTTCCGGCAGGGCAAGGGGCAGGAGCAAGTGCAAAAGGATTTTAACGCGCAGTTGCAGCAGGACATGATGAAGCAGGCGGCCTGGGCGCTGCACGATGCTATCAATCAGATTATGACCGATGAAACGGTAACGGATAAAAAATCGGCGCTGAAGGAGAGCGTCAATCAATTTTTGTCATACATTGATAACATGGGAGAATCCACGATGAAACAGGAAGAAGTGCAAGAACAGGTGCAGGGGCAGGAACAGAAGAAGGAGCAGGGGCAATTGAGCCTGGAGCAGTTGGCCAAGGCGCTGGATGAAGCGGTGGCGCAGCTCAAGGCTTTGCAGGAGCGGCTGGAAAAGATCGAAAAGGCGCACCCGGGGCAGCAGAGCGTGAAGGGGCGGGATGAACAGCCCGGGGAAGCGAAGAAGTATAAGGGGCTGCGGATCGTTTAGGGCAAAATGAAAAGTGCAAAGTGGGCGCGGTAAACAGACAATAATCATAAGGAGATCGAAGTGATCAGCAATGAACAATTACTCGAAATTTTGAAAGCCCAGATCACCACGGGCTTAGGGGGACTGGCCAGCGCCCAGGACGCGGAGGAATTTATCGACCTGGCCGTGGAGCAGACCGCCATTTTGCAGAAAATCCGGGTGGAAACCGGCATCCGCACCAGCATGAATTTGGACGCGCTGGACTTAGGCGAGCCGGCCATGGTGGCAGCCGCCGAAGCAACCGTGCCAAGCAGCGATGACATCATTGCCCCGACGCACATCCGCAAAACGCTGCAACCGCTGGAAGTGATTTCCGCCTACGATGTAAGTTTTTCCTTCCTGCGCAAGAACCGGGTGAACGAAAGCCTGAACCGGATTTTCGCCAAACGGTTTGGCAAGGACACGGTGCAGCTCATTTTTTCCGGCGACAATTCCATCACCGATACGGACCGCACCAGCAAACTGCTGAAAATTCTGGACGGCTTTGTGCAGCAGGCGCTGGATGACACCACGGTGCATGATTATACCATCGACGCCAGCCCCTCCTATACCACGGAAGTTTTCCCGGGAATGCTGGCGCTGCTGCCGAAGGATTACAAGGATCAGCGTGAATTGCTGGCCTTTTTCTGCTCCGCCAACGTGTACGACGCCTACGCCGATGAGATCGGCAGCCGGGCTACCGCCCTGGGAGACATGGTGCTGGTGGGGAAATATGGCGAAGCGCTTACCTACAAAGGCATTCAATTGCTGCCAGTATGGGGCCTGGATGACGGGCGCATTTTGCTGACCCTGCGAAATAACTTAGCAGTAGGTTTCGGCCAGGAAATGACCGTGGGCCGGGACATCAATTACCGCCAGCGGCTGGTAGAAGTGACCATTACCGCGGAATTGGATTGCAAATTCGTGGTGGGCGACGCGGTGGTGTTAGGCGCAACGGCTTAATAAACACCCCCTGAGAAGCCCGGGGAGATTCTACGGAATCGAACCGGGCGTTCTTAAATGCAAAGTGAAAAGTGAAAAATGCAAATTGCAAAGGAGCAATAAAATGAGATTCAAACTTTCGTTTTTAGGGTTGGCAGTTCTGCTGATTTTTGCGGCGCTTTACTACTTTACCCCGAAAGAAGTGGAAGCGGCCAATAGCAGCAACAATGCGGTATCGTTTTTCGAGGGAGAGGATTTCATCCTGTATTACGGAACCCTGGCCTTTTCTTCCGACTCCACGGCTAACCATTTCACTAAAGCTATGGATATTTCCGAATGCAACAATGAGATCGGCGGGCTGCAAGTGGTTTGCAGCAACGTGGCCGGAACCGAAGACGTGAATGTGACCCTGCAATATTCCAATTATCTTTCCTATTTTCATCCTTCAGTTATCGATTCGATTGATAACGTGAATACGACTGCCAAGATTGATAGTGTAGGCGATGACCCTAATTTTTTCAAAACCCGGTATATGCGCTTGAAGGCGGATGGGCAATCCGGCAACCCCGCGGCCACGGTGCTATCCTATTATATTCTCCTGGACAAAAAGGCGCGGGCGCCGCGGAAGTGCGCAGCGGTTTATACGACGCAGTAGGGGGAAAGTCGAAGAATCGAAAGGTCGAAGGGTCGAAGGGTCGAAGGGGTCGAAAAGTCGAAAGGACAAATGATGCCGCACTATATCTTAACTCGGAAGAATACGGTGGGATTTCGGAAGGACGGGAAGCTGACGCTGTACCGGATGGGCGATACGATCCCGGCAGAAGTTTATGAGCAGCTACCGGAGCGGGTGAAGGGCTATATCAGCGACGTGGCCCCGGAAAAAACCCCGGCCCCGGTAACGCCGATGGAAGCGCCGGCAGCGGAAATGGAAGCGCCGGCGGAAGCAGCGGAAAAGCCGAAACGCAGAAAGAAAGCCGAATGATTACCAACGCGGTTTTGATCATCGCCCATACCGGTTTTCCGGAAGACTTAGGATCGAAAATTGTAATACACGGCGATAAAGCGGAAAAGCGGCTGCGGGCATTGATCAGCGATGACACGTATGATGACCTATCTTCGCGCCCAGCGGAAGACCCCGACCGCGAGCGAGCGGCTCAGGCTGAATCGCTCCTCGCGGTTTATTTCGCGCTGCCGTTTTTAAATCTGCGGATTACAAAAACGGGCGGGATTGTGAAAACGACCGGGTTGGAGGCAACGCAAACGGAGCTGATGAGCAAAGGCGAGATGGAGAAATACCGCTATAATTTTTTAGCGCAGGCGCTGCTGCTTATCGATGACCTGATTACGGAGGAGATTGGGGAGGAAGATGATCTAAAAGCGTTCGACGGGGGAACGTTTACGATGGACGCGGTGGGGAATGAAGATTGAAATCAAGAATGAAGAATCAAGAATGAAGATTGAAGAATGGGGCAGATACCAGACATCAATAGAACATATCAGCGGATTTTGGGGGAGATCGAGCGGGAATTGGAGCTGATCGGGCTGGACATCGAGGCGAAGGCGGTGGAGTATTTGGACCGGCGCGACGTGAACGTGACCGGGGATCTGCGCAAAAGTATTACCCATGAAGTGAGCCGGGAATTGAACAGCATCCGCCTCCAGGTGGGAACGAATTTGAGCTATGCGGTTTTTGTGCACGAGGGAACCAAACCGCACTGGCCGCCGAAAGCGCCGATCCGCAAATGGGTGATCAAAAAGCTGGGGATCAAAGGAGAGAATACTGATAAGGTGACATTTGCAGTGCGGCGGAAGATCGCCCGGAAAGGGACCAAAGCGCGGCCCTTTTTAACTGCGGCGTTCCGGATTTACCGCAACGTGATCGGATACCGGATCGGGCGGGCCATCGAGCGGGCGCAAAGGGCATAGAGCAAAGGGCAGAGAATGCAGGCGAATGTGGATAAAATTATCGAGGCGGCGGAGGCGGTGAACCGCTTCGATTTTGTGGATGATGAAATTTTCGATGAGAACGATGTCTATCCCGCTTGCATTGTGGGGAACCGGGAGAGCAGCCCGGAAAGGCGCTCCGAAGCGCAGCGGCTCTACATTATGCGCTGGCAGTATGAAGTATTCGTGCTGGTTAAAAAGGATTGGGGCTGGGAGCAATTGGATGAATTGACCCAGGAGCTGTTGACGCAATTGACGGCGCAAGGATTTTTGTTGAGAAATTGGGAGCAAAGCGAAATGCTGATTTCCGGGCAGGATATTTTGATGAGCCGACTGAACATAGAAATGCAAAGCCGGATGCAATTTTGAGATGAATATCGATGCGCAAAAAGTGCAAATATTGGAGGAGAAGATCAGCACGCTATCCCGGGAGTTCATGGAGTTGCGCAAACAGGTGAACCGGGCGGTGAACGCAGGGCAATATGCCAGCCAGGGATTTGTAGAGTTGCACCGGAAATTGAATGAAATGAGCCTGGACTATAACGGCATCGACGTGCGGCTAAAGACTTTGGAAGAATTCACGCAAAATTTCGAGACAAAGGTATCGGATTTGATCGTGATGGAATTCAACGGTTTTAAAAAGGATTTCAAAGTGACTTTGAAGTGGCATATCGGGATATTGGCGGCGATCATTTCGATCATCGTGGCAATTGCAAAGGTATTATAATGGCCTGGTATATTCTATTGGCATTTTTCATTGTTTTAGAATTCAAGGTAATACGGGACATCGTGGCGTTCCGGTTTTCGCGCAGCATCCTTACAAAACTTCCGCTGTGGTTGAAAAAATGGCTAACCCAAAATCAACGGCTCTATACCCTGCGCACTTCCAGTTTCGACGGCTGGCATGTTTCCGATGCCATAATCATCGGAGTTCCGTACGTGCTGGCAATTTGGATGGAATTGAAGGCATTTTGGTTGGCGCTGGCCACTTACCCGCTGTTCTGGATCGTGTTTTACGTGCTGCTTTTCAACGTGCAATTCCACTGGCTGTGGATGTTGCCGGAATTCCGGGAAAATCCCTGGAAGCGGCAAGAAGAGGACGTTTTGGAAAACCTTTATCAAAATTCAAGGAGAACGCAATGAGCCTTAAGAACGTGTTGTATGCAATATTGAGCGCCCTGATTCCCCTGGGCTTTTCGGCGCTGACCGGCAACTACCCGGATTTTCCGTTGGATTTGGCCAACTTTGGCGCCAGCATTTTGTGGATAGTGGGATTGCTGGTAGGCGGCTGGCAATTCAATACCGCGATGAATTTCAAAGTGCTGCAAGCGGGGCGGCGGGCGCTGAATTTGGAGTGATCCGTTCCTCCGGATGACCGGGGCAAGGCGGGCCGCGGAGCCTCCCGGCCCGCCTGCTTCGGGTGGGGAAAAGGACGAAAAGTGAAGAATCAAGAAGATGAAGAGTCGAAAAGTCGAAGAGTCGAAAAGATGACAGGAAGCCGGAAAATTAAGGGGTTTTACGTGGCGAGTGCGGGGCTGTTTGTGGTGGCCATGGCAGCGATTTTTAAAGGCGGATCGCCCACGGAAATTTATACCATGTACGCCGCCGCGCAGGGAATTACCGCGGGGGGATTTTTTGGTTTTAACGGCCTGGAGCATTGGGCGAAAGCAAAAGCGCAAAACGGGAAACAGGAAGCAGCATGAGCCTGGCGAAAAACGGCAGCCCGGCGACGGGCATAATTACAACTGGCGATAGCATCACCCTGGGCAGTATTGCCCCGGTTGCCGGGGAGATCGTTTTTCTATGGGTGGCTACCCGTACCAGTACTATCACAATCAATTCTGTTTCCGGCAACAATCTTACCTGGAGCGAGGTCTGGACGGTCACAAATACCCAAGGCGTGATGAAATTGAGTTGCTGGAAGGGAGTCGGGGCATCGCCTACTACGGATACGCCGATAGTCAATCTCTCCACCAATACCAAGCCTGCGGCGGCGGTCGCGCAGCGTTTTTCCGGGCATGACGGCGCCAATCCGCATCCTACCACAGCCACCAACGTGGGGCCCGCGGTGGATAACGATGATATGTTGATAGACATCACTACCCAATACGATGATAGTTGGGCGATTGGCGCGGGCAGCCACCGGCTGGCAACTTTTACCATGCCGGAGGGCGTGGAAATCTACAATAATCTGATTGCCGGATCGGGCGGCGATGAGTGCCGCCTGAGTGTGTGGTATGAAGAGGTTGCCACTGCCGGGTCGGTGACTTTAGGTGGGCTTAATAGTCTTTCCTCTGCACGGGATTGGTGTACCGGGGCGCACGGACTGAAACAGGCGGTAGCCGCGGCGGGGATCGAAATTCTGCGCCGCCGCCGTGAAATGATAGGAGTGGGAATTTAATGCCTCAAAAATGCTTGCGAAAATATGGCCAGGCGGCCACGATTGTTTTTACGCTCTTCGAGACCGATGGTGTAAACTTCAAGATCGACGCCTCTTTTGCCTCTGGCGACGTGACCGTAATGAAAGACGAAGGCGCGGAAGCCAATACCACTAATCTTCCCACAGATGAGGGGAAAGGATATTCGCTGGTTCTGACCGCAACTGAAATGGAAGCGGCGCGGGTGATGGTCTATTTAGTGGATCAAGGCACGAAAACCTGGTTAGATGATTACCTGGTGATCGAAACCTATGGCCACGCCAACGCAGAACATGCTTTCGACCTGGATTCCGCCAGCGTTACGGTGGGAACGAATAACGATAAGACCGGCTATGCCCTTACCTCCGCCTATGATCCTGCCAAAACTGCCGCGCAAGCCGGCGACGCCATGACCCTTACGGCTGCTTATGACGCCGCCAAGACTGCCGCGCAAGAAGGCGACGCCATGACCCTTACGGCTGCTTATGACGCCGCTAAGACTGCCGCGCAAGCCGGCGACGCCATGATCCTTACGGCTGCTTATGACGCCGCCAAGACTGCCGCCAGCCAGAGCAGCGTAAATGCTATTCCCACCAATCCGCTGCTCACCAATGACGCCCGGCTGGATAATCTTGATGCTACTATTAGCAGCCGTTTGGCCGCCGCGGGATATACCGCGCCGGATAATGCCGGGATTGGCGCGGCGCAGGCCGCAGCAGAAGCGGCAGAGGCAATATTAGAGGAATTGACCGAAGACGATGGCGGAGGGAATCTACGCTACACCGAAAAAGCCTTAGAACAAGCCCCCTCCGGTTCCGGGGTGGGCGATTGGACCGCCGACGAAAAAGAGCAAATCAGGTATAGATTGCAACTCGACGGAACACAACAGGAACCAACATCCGGGAATTTTGGACAGCATCTTTATGTCACTCCCCGCATGGACTTAAATGAATTAAATAGATTTTTTGTGGGTGAATCGAGTTTTGACGCTGAAGGCGCAGTTGATTTTAGCATCGTTAAAGAAATCAGTAAAGCAGTCGGCCAAAGACTTGTCTCAGAATTTGTCGATATATATCCCGGAAGTCTCGGTGAGCGGATTGGTCGCATCCCTAACGCCGCCGCGGGCGGTGCCGGGGTAAGCGGGAATGTAGTCGGATCGGTGGGCAGCGTGGCCGGAAATGTAACCGGCTCGGTGGGTAGCCTGGCAACCCAGGCCAAAGCCGAAGTGCAAGCGGAAGCCGCCGCCGCCCTGACCGCTTACGACCCGCCCACCCACGCAGAATTGACCGCCGCCCTTGCCGCGCTCAATAATCTGAGCGCCGCGGAAGTGCAAACCAAAATCGAAGAATTCTGGCAGACCTTTTCCCTGCCGGAACTCGCCGCCGGGCAAAGCCCCGCGGAAGCGACCCCGGCGGAGATCATGGCGTTCTTGTGGATGTATTTCCGCGG